CAATCATTGAGCCATCTTTAAATAGATATTCAGCCCATTTCTTTTCTTGTTCTACTGCATCAACAAACATCTGAATACATTCTTCTTCTGTTTCTTTTGCAATCTTAATATAATCTTTATCGTCTTTAGGTAAAATCTTTAAAAGAGATTGAGTAGATGCTAAATGCAAATTTTCATCACGTGCAATTAGTTTAATAATCTTAGCATTGCCTTCCATCTTCTTAAGTTCAGCAAACGCCCAACTACAAGCAAATGATACATAAAAACGAACACCTTCTAAGATATTAACACTCATTAATGTTTTGTATAATGCTTTCTTAAGTTCATACAAGTTTACATCGACTTTCTTACCATTGACTGTGTGTTTGCCCTCACCTAATAATTGGTACTTCAATGACAAGTCAATAAGTTCATCATAATTAGTACTGATAGCATCAGCACAATCTGTAATCTCTGGAATATTCATCATCTCATCAAATACTTTACTAGGATTAGAATATACATTACGAATAATATGTGTATAACTACGAGAGTGAATTGTTTCACTAAATGTCCAAGTTTGAATCCATGCTTCTAGTTCTGGAATACTTACTAGTGGTCCAAATGCTTCTACTGGCGCACGACCTTGTACACTGTCTAGTATGATTTGTCTTTTAAGGTTACTTGTGAATATGTGTCTTTCATTCTCTGTAATATTATTAAAGTCATTTGCATCCTTATGACAATCAACTTCCTCTGGTCGCCAGAAGAAACCTAACTGTTTATCAGTAAGTTTATCAAATTGTTTATACTTCAACATATCATATCGTTGAATTGTCACACCACCTGATGGATCCAAAAATGCTTTGGCTTTTGTATGGTCTTTTTTGTTATTTGAATTAAATACACTCATATTTCTCTCTTAATTTGCTCTCGTTTGCTTCATATTTATCTTCTGTATCAAGTTTTCTTCTTGTTTTGCCTTTAGTACTTTATATGGCATGCTATATCTTGCTAGTAAGGTATTATCGCCATTAAGTATATACTTGTCATCTCTTGTGTGCATTGTTTCACTTATTGCAAATTTAACTATATTTGATTTACTTTCAAGTATCCTACATAATTTATCTACTTGCTCTAATTCTCTTAATGAGATGGGTGAGAATCTTTTATCATCTAACTCAAAATATATATATTGTGGAATAGAAGTACATACTTCTATAAAATCTAACAAATTTGACATATTATATAATGATACTGTATTGTTGTCATTAATAGCACTCGTTACTGTATTTGATATATGTACTAAACAATCTTGTGTTTCACCTCTTCTTAAAAATTCTGTTATAAACGGTTGATATCTAGCAAAAGGTGTATCTATATTAAGTTTAATGTCATAATGTAAAAATCTACCAGCACCAGAAAAAAATTCATTTTCTACTAATTGATTTGATACCTCTGTTGGTTCTGTACAATGATTAAAATATCCCAACGTAGACTTATTGGATAATGGTCTTATACATAAACATTTTCCTTTTTTATACTCTACGAATCTGGTTGCCATTAAATCGTGCAACCTTCACAATCTTCATCATCTATTAAGGTACCGTATTCTAAAGATTCCTCTGCAACTTCTTCATTTTTATCCATTGAATTTAATGCATTAATGTCTAACTCACCTTGGCCATCAAACGTATTGAAGTAATATAGTTGTTTTCCACCATACTTATAAAACATAATAAGATGTTGTAACATCACAGACATTGGAATTTTCTCATCTTCATAATGTATTGGATTATAACTTGTATTAACTGAAATACCTTGGTCAATATACTTCTGTAATACTGACATAATCTTTAAATAACCTTCTGGCGATTGTTGGTCCCATAGAAGTTCATATTTACTTTTCAATTTGTGAATACCAGGAACAACTTGTTTTAATACACCATGTTTGCTTTGTTTAACACTTACTAAACTACGTGGTGGCTCAATTCCATTTGTACTATTACTAATTTGTGCTGATGTTTCAGCAGGCATAAGTGCCATTAGTGTTGAATTTCTTACTCCGTGTTCTTTTAAATCTTTTCTAAGAGATTTCCAATCCATTCTTTCTGTGTGTTTAACTAGTTCATCAATCTCTATTTTACGAGTATCAATTGGTACTACACCATGTCCATACTTTGTTTCATCAGATTTTGGACATGCTCCAATTTCTTTTGCCAAATTATTTGAGGCTTTGATTAGATAATAACTCCAGGCTTCTGCCCATTCATCAACTAACTCTAAGTTAGGGTCAGTATAATTCGTATCATTTTTAGCCAGCCAATACGCAAAATTAATAATGCCTACACCCAAAGGTCTCCTGTTATCTGTTGCTAACTCGGCCGCAATGAGTGGATAATCTTGGTAACTCAATAGAGCATCAAGACCTCTTACTGCTAAATCACATGGCTTTTCAAAATCTTCTGGAGATTTTATATTACCCCAATTGATAGCACTGAGTGTACAGAGAGCAATTTCACCCTCTTCATCCATCACACTATTCAATGGCTTTGTTGGAAGAGTAATCTCACAACATAAATTTGATTGCTTGACTGGTGCTACCTCTGAAATGAAAGAACTATGGTCATTCGCATGGTCTACATTTTGTAGATAGATACGACCCGTATTCTTTCTCTCATTCATAAATGCAGAAAACAATTCAATTGCTGGAACTGATTTCTTACGAATAGATGTTTTACGTTCTGCTTGTTCATATAGTTCACGGAACTTATCTTGGTCATTAAAGAATGACTCGTACAATCCTGGGACATCTTGTGGTGAGAATAATGTAATATTGCCACCTGTCATTAGACGTTCATACATCAATTTATTAAATTGAACACCATAGTCCATGTGTCTTACACGATTATCTTCTGTACCTTTATTGTTCTTTAAAACAAGCAAGTCTTCTACTTCATAATGCCAAACAGGATAATATAATGTTGCCGCACCACCACGAACACCACCTTGTGAACATGATTTAACAGCCGCTTGAAACATTTTATAGAATGGAATAACACCAGTATGTGATGCATCGCCATTACGAATAGGTGAGTTTATTGCTCGGATACTACCTGCACCAACCCCAATTCCTGCTTTCTGAGAGACATATTTAACAATTGAACTAGATGTCGCATTGATGCTATCTAAACTATCATCTGTTTCAATTAATACACAACTACTGAATTGTCGTTGTGGTGTTCGTACACCAGCCATAACAGGCGTTGGTAATGAGATATCAAACGTACTAATTGCATCATAGTAATCTTTGACCCACTTCAAACGTTCTTCTTTTGGATAGTTACTGAATAGTGTTGCCGCAATTAGCATATATGCCATCTGTGGTGTTTCATATATCTTATGTGTTACACGATTTTGTACTAGATACTTTCCACGAAACTGTTCCATTCCAACATAAGTAATGTCAAAATCTCTATCATGTTTAATGAATGTGTTAATCTTTTCCCATTCTTCTTCTGTATAATCTACTAGTAATGATTTATCATAAAATCCAGATGCAGTGTTCTTTTTAACTAATTCAATAATATGGCATGGTTCAAAATTATTATATACTTCTTTTCTAATGTGATAATTAATAAGATTGCCAGCAACCCACTGATAATTTGGAGTATCTTCTGTTATTAACTCGGCTGCCGCTTTAATTAATGTTTCTTGTATCTCACTACTAGTCATTCCACTGTAAAATTGAATATGTGATTTTAATTCAACTTCACTAGCCGATACATTATTGATATTATTACATGCTTCGAAAACGACTTTATGCATTTTCTCTAAGTCTAGATTTTCTTTTTCCCCATTTCGTTTAACTATATGAATCCCAGTCATTTTCCTCTACCCTAATATGTTGTTATCTCTGAATCTTCCATGCCTGCAACACGTAACTTGATTATGTTAGACAGTTGGAAGTGTTTAATTTCAAACCCTTTAGTTATTCCAAGATATTGATTTCTAATTAGTGCAACTTGATTTATTAATTCACCAACTGCAACAATTTCGTCTTCGCCGTCTGCGTACTTTTCAGCATCTCTACTGCTTAAAACTTTATTATAATTCTCTAAGTATTTTCTTAGATATGTGCTTCGCTTCTTACGTAACTGAATGTTTAAATGCTCTAATATAGCCTCTATCTCTTGTAACTGACCAAAGCGTAATTCCACGTAAGCAGGAAGATAAGTTGCATTCTTTTCAATGTTACCTTTTATCTTCACTTCTTTTCTTGCATTAATCAATTCATTATCAAAGAATTGAATGCAGTTTGGAATTTCACTCCAGTCTTTTACTATTTTGCTATACCAGTTCATCAGTCCCAATCATCATCGTCTAAGTCTTTTTCATCTAAGTCATCTTCGAAATACCTATCGATTGCTACCGAAAGAATTGGGTTGCCGTCAATTAATATCTCTATGTCTTCACTACTCATTCCCAAATCATCGCATTGCTTTATAAACATTTCGCCGGCTTCTATTCTATCTTTGCCAGGAATATAGTTCACTAAAGTTTCCCACAATTCGTACAGTGATTCTGATTCCAATTTGACTCCTCTTCTTTATCTTGTTATGGTAAGCAATCTATTTATACAGATTGCCTGATTTTATACTTCTTCGGAAGCAACAGTTTCAACTGCTTCTAACTCATGCTTTTCTGCATCAATATTTTCTTCATTCCAATCATTCATAACGATGTCAAGTTTTTCATCAGTCCAATTCTTACGAAATTCAATCATTTCTTCGCCAGTTTTGGTCTTATATTTCAATCGATTTCCTTGTTTAACAAGCAAACCTTTTGCTTCAAAAAACTCTACAAGTCCACTGTATGGACTCATACCAGTTTCATATGGAATCTCCACTTGAACACTCTCAAATGGTTTTGAATAGCGTGTTTTCATTACTTTACAAGCCGCACGAATACCATGCACTTGTGAAGTTTTATTGCCATCTGCATCTACTTTTAGTTTAAGTTTACGCATTGCTACTACGATAGAACTAGCATAGATAAACCCTTGACCACCTGAGATTTTATCATCTGGGTCAAACATATCTTGTGATGCATACGTGTGATTTGTTGCAACTAAACCTATATTAAAGTCACCAAACATATTCACACTGTTTCTTACTAATGCCGCTAGGGCTTTTGGTTTACGACCCATATCACCTTTCATGTCGCCACGATTAAACTGGTCAACATCAGTTGGGGTCATCATCATTCCAAGACTATCAATAACGAATAATACCTTTGGACGTTCATCATCTGAGGCATCTGTATATTCTGCTCTATAGTCTTTCATAAAATCTGAAATAATTTTAGCAACATCATCAATCATTGCTACATTTAATTTCAATAGTTTTTCTGGTGAAGTATCTACATCGAGTGCGTGTAACCACGTTTCATCTAGTGCATTTTCACTGTCGATTAGTACTACAAAAATTCCTTGTTGTTGTGCATTCCTAACTACATTA